CTACTCAGCAGCACAGTTTATGTCTAAGACCAAGATAGATGTTCCACTTGTATATCATTCCAAATCACTAAGTAGCGAGATGACACCAGTTCTTCATCACGAACTAGAACGAATATCAGATATAACAGGCATTCCACCAGTAGTAGCTTATGAACGAAACAATGGTGGAGTAGCAGAATTAGAACGACTTGCTGCACTTAACAGAAACGGCAAATACATTATTTATCAGGAAAAGAAGAATCTAGGTTCAGTTGATAAGGTAGACGATACACCAAAGCTTGGATATACCACTAGCTCAGCAACACGACCAATCATGCTATCAATGCTCAAAGACGCTATAGACAACAGAGTTATTAAGATATACGACCGACCAACAGTCAACGAAATGTTCTCATTTGTTCAGGTTAGAACATCTAGTTCATGGAGGGCTCAAGCTGAATCTGGAGCACATGACGACTTAATCATGAGTCTTGCCGGAGCATGGCAGATGTATCAGACCGAGAATCCACCAATCAATTCTAAGAATGTTTACTTACCTACGGATAACTACATTAACAACATCTGGAACGAGATATGATTAAATTACACCTTGGATGCGGCAATAGACTATTACCAGGCTATACAAACATAGACTTCTTTGCACCTCAGAATCTAGACAGCAACTCACCTGAATATCTTAATCACGATATACGCACAGGATTACCATACGATGATAAATCAGTAGATGAGATACTTGCTATACATGTTGTAGAACACTTTACTCGTAATGAATGGGAATCAATCAGTAAAGATTGGGCAAGAGTTCTTAAAAAAGGTGGCAAGATGACATTGATATGTCCAGACCTAGGTTATGCAATTCGTATGTATTTACAAGAACCTGGCAATGATTTCTGGATTAAAACGATTTATGGAATACAAGACCACGATGGTGAGTTTCATAAGAACGGATTCACTGTTGAAACCCTTGCTGAATCGTTTTCTAGTTTAACAGCTAAAGTAATTCAGAAAGATGCAGTGGAACTAAAGATGGAGTTTACTAAATGATACTAGTCGTTATTCCTTACCACAAAGCAAAGCGATACTCACTCAATCATGTATTGGATTGGATAGAGAATCAAACCTACAAAGACATAGAAGTGATTATGAAGTGGCACACTGGTGAATACGGTGAAAAGGGAATTATCAAGAAGCAGTTCAATCACTTCAGAGACATCTTCCTAGCAGGTAATTACACTCACATGTATATCATGGAAGCAGATACCATTCCATCACTAGACGCATTACACAAGCTAGTGAACGCAGATAAGGACATAATCAGTGGAACTTACTACTACCGAGATAATGCTAAGAATCTTGTAGCATGGGAACTTGAGTCGTCTTTTCATAATGTAGTTAAAGTTTTAGGGACCGGGACAGGAACACTGCTGTTAAGTTTCAAAGTGCTTAAGGCAATAGATTGGACTTATGACCAAATAGACGCAGATTACCCATTCATGGAGAAAGCAATCAAACATGGATTTCAACCTTATTTACACAAGGATGTTAACTGTAAACACTATATAAACGAGGAGAGTTACGCATGAAAATTATCAAAGCATCAGACAATCATTACTTCATTAGACATTGGTTTGTTTGGTCAGAATACTACCACCCAAATCTAATCTTACAAAAGACAGAGTTTAAGTATGATAGACAAACAAATCCTTTTATCAGAACTAATCTAGGACCGTCTAGCAAGTTTTTAACATTCAAAGAGTATAGATTTATGGCTGAGTTCAATAACATGCCTTATACACGCTTAAATAAGCTCGGAAGGGTATTGATGTTCTTACTTAGTCCGTTAATTAAAGTGCAGAATTGGAGGATGATGCATGGAAATAAAAGACATATTAGCAAGCATTGAACAGGAATTATTAAAAGTTCCTAAGTTTGGTCAATTACAAATCATAGTAAAGAAACACATAGACCAGTTTAATTCAGTTAACTTTACTCACATTGAATCAACCAAGATGGAAGGTGAATTAGCACAGATGAAAGCTATCGAGCATATTATTAGTATGTATAGACAAGCAGCATCACAAGCAAATGAAAACAAGAAACAAACTACACTTAGTATCACAACAGTGATTGATGGCAACGGTAGGAATGTTCAAGTTCTTAGTCAGGATTTTAAGAAACGATGAGTTTTATATTCTATAATACTTATGATATAATGCGATTAAAGTTCAGGATGCTAGGTCAACCAACGCATGAACACCTAAAAGGAGTTTATTTTGGCTAACCAATCACCTAAATCTAATTTATCAGACGAAATGCGAGACCTCGTAGATTTACGAACTCAAGCATTTAATTCCCTTGTTCAAGTTCGAAACACATGGACAGACAAGGAATCTTTACTTATCGCTCAGAATGCAGACAGCTTTACGAAGAATTCAACTCGTTCAAGAGTTACCGATGCACACATCTCAACTTTAGTATTTGAAAGAGCAGCAAGAGTAGCAGCTCAATTACCTTCTGGAAAAGTTTATTGTCTTTCCAATAAAGAAAATGGTGCTGACGATTTAATGAACATCGTTCTACAGAAATACATAGTTCCTAACGCTAACTCAGGTGGAGACTTACTTACTAAGCTTAGAATGAGTGGTATCTACGCATCAGTTTACGGAATCCAACCAATACTTTATGATTACCGAATTGATGATGAATACATTGGTCCAGATGCTTACTTAATACCAGTTAGACACTTTTACCCCCAACCTGGAAAGAATTCTATGCAGGATTCAGATTGGGCAATGGTTTCAACAATAGTTTCAGTTAGATGGTTAGAGCAAAGAATTAAAAACTCTAAGACCTGGAACAAGAAGAATGTCCAAGACCTCATTGATAAAGCAAAGCAAGGTTCAGCACCAAGCTATAACCGTGACGGAAATAAGCGTTCGGTCATCGAAATATCTCGAGAAACAGGAACGCCCATGGTTGGTAAAGGGAAAGCAGCTCGTATTGAGCTTATTACCAAGTATGAGAGAGGTCGTGACGGCAGATGGCTTACTTATGCTGTAGACTATCCAGACTGTGGAGTCCTTCGAGACATCCCTAATCCACACAAATCTGGAAAGATTCCTATAGTAGTAAGACAATGTTTCCCATTAGTTGATTCAATCTGGGGTCTTGGAGACTTTGAAAGAGGAATGAGCTTACAGAAAGCTAAAGACTCATTAATTAACCTTTATTTAGATGCAGTTAAACTATCTATATTCCCACCACTTAAAATGGATTTAGCAAATGTTACACCATCAACCATTCGTCAAGAAGCAGGTGCTAGATGGTTAATGAAAGATTTAAATGCTATTCAACCATATGAAACTAATCCACAAGGACTACAGACATTTCAAAGCACATATCAATTCTTAACAGGTGGACTATTAAACCAATTTGGAACTACTGATACTAACGCTACAGCTCGTTCAACTTCAGACCCAGCATTTGGTAAGACACCAGAAGCTCTACAGATGTTACAGAGTCGTGAATCAGCTAGAGACAACTGGGATAGATTCATGCTAGAGAAATGTGTAGAAGAACTTTATGACGGTATGATTAACCTTCTCGGAGAAAACCAAGAGAAACCAATCAACTTCCATTTATTTGACGATGATATTGAAGACATTATGAAAAGCTTTGATATTGATACAGTAGACAAATTCATGAAACCAGTTAACTCAAAAGTAGCTAAGATGAGCATTCCTAAATCTATTATTGGTGGTAAGTATAAGTTCCAAGTAGATGCTAACTCTTCAACTACTGATGACCAAAAGGGTCAGGTTCAAGCTCTACAAACAATCATGACAATGTATATGCAAGGCAAACAAGTTATAGACCAATCTATGCAAGAAGAAGGTATGGAATTTAACCTTGCTCAAGCATTCAAGCAGTTCGTTATTAACTCTGGAGTAAACGACTGGGATTCAATCGTAGAAGAATTAAACGATGATGAAAAAGGCAACAATCAACTAATGCAGCAAATGCCACAATTCTCACACCCTGATGTTCAACAAGCTGCAATGCAAATGTTTGGTGGACAACAAGGTATGCAACAGAATATGAATCCACAATCTTTACAGCAAATTCAACAAATGGCGACTCAAGGTCAAGACCAAGAATCACCACAAGAGCAACTAACAGAGAATGGAGAACAATATGGACAATAGTGCAATTATTCCAGACGCTCCAATATTAAGTCCTGAAGCAGATACAGCACCAATACAAAAGGAAGAAGCTATTCGTTTTGACCAGAATCTAGCTGCACTTCACTTCAGTGATGGATGGAAACAACTTAAAGAAATCATGGACGAAGATATTGCTAAGTTTAAGACAGGCGAATTCATTACTAAAATTGAAGACAAATCACTTGAAGAAGTCGGTAAGTTATTCGTAATTCATCAGACTGTTGCTTCATTTTTACAAAGATATGTATCTAAGGTCGAGGAAGCAGCAAAGGCGGTAGCTGAAAATGAACAACGAAACTGAAGGAGCTATATATGATAATCCGATAAACATTAATGAATTACCTCAGCCACAATTAGAAGGGCATATGTGGCGACAACAAGGTAACTCACTAATATGTATGTCTTGTCCCTTTGTTCATTCAACATTTATATCAGCAGACTTTCAACTAACTGGGTTTGATGATAAAGGTAAACCAATAATTAAAAAGGTTGAGTTTTGAAGCGTAGCTAAGCCGCCGCTTAGTTACACTTGAGGATTTAACCTCACCTCGCTAGCGGAGGTAATCAGCTGTAACAAAGGAGGATGTATGGACGAGAATATCGAA